GATGCAAGCAACACGAAGCGCAGTGGTTACAAGGCACCAAGAGATAAACAGGTATAGAATCACCGTCAGGAGAAAACGCATAGTAGTTCTCTATTGAAAATAAATTGGCTGATATTTCGCAGTTTCGCAATCTTTGCAATCTGCTTCTTGAGACTTTGTTGCCTGCTCGTTTGCAATTACAACATCCAATTTTTGTTAATTCTGGCTTTAGATGTCCTGAGCTGAATCGATTCGTTGGTGGTGTTGAAAACTCTTTTCATCTCTCTGGTTGTGCTGCTGACATCCATTGCTGTGATGATTCTCGTCTCTTTGAGATTCTTTCTTCTCTTCCTCATACTGAATTACTTATTTATCCATCTTTTATTCACGTTGCTTTATGTTCGAACCTTTAGATAATGTTCATTGGCTTTCTTCCGATGATATTTTTTATAAAGTTACTCTCTCTTGGCCTGATTGTCCTCGTAAGATGACTCTCCGTTTAGTTTGCCGTTCTATCAATGATGTTCGTGATTTTGTCGCTCAGTTTTATCCTGATGCTTCAATCTTTAAGATTATTGCTTTATAGTTAAATTTATTTATTAAGTTTAGTCGAAATTCAGAATGTAACTAAAATTCAAGTATGTATGTCTCGTTTTGTTTTATTTATCCGTAAACTTGTTTATTTGTTATGCAGTTTTTTGAACACTCATCAGAAGCCTTAACTAATGGTTACTGCGCTTGTCGCGGATGGCCCACGCGGCCTGAGCGTATCCCATGCAGCCAGGCCTTAGCCTGGCTTTCAGCGGGAGATGCGGCGCCCTTGTCGCATAGCGTCGAGCTTTGCTCGTAAGCGACGCGGCCAGCGCCGTAAATCCCCGCTAAATAATTTCCCGCGAAGCGGCTACCCGGGGTTTTAGCCCCCGGGTCCACCTAATAACTTTCAAAATTTATTTATTATGCCAAATAATCCATTTAAACAACAAAAGAATTTTGCTAATTCTCCTAAACGTAATACGTTTGATCTGTCTTTTTCTAACAACGCCTCATTTAATTTTGGTACTCTTTATCCAGTTTTTTGTAAGGAGACTCTCCCTGGAGATTCTTGGTCTATAAATCCTTCTTTTGCTCTTCGTGCTGTTCCTCTTCTGTTTCCCATTCAGACTAGGTGCAGAGCTCACCTCCATTTCTTCCATGTTTATACTCGTAACCTTTGGGATGGTTTTATGGACTTTATTAATGGCAATAAGACTCCAGTAGATATTGACGATACCACTAAATCTCCTTTTATTTCTGATGATGTTACTCCTGATTTGTTCCGTACTGGTTCATTGGGTGATTATCTTGGTGTTCCTACTATTTCTAATACTGTTTCAGATAATTCTGTTCCTTTTGATCTAAATTTTAATAATAATGTATCCCTGACCCTTTCCGGTACTGTTTGGACTGTTCGTCCTCCTCTACGTGGTTTCTTTTATCCTGCTTATTCTGAAACTGCTCAATCTAATTATCTTCTTCCGGTTACTTAAGCAATTTTATGTTGACTTCTGATTATTAATGCCGGTTCTCTATTTTGGTGAGGATTTTTATTATATTTCTTCTAATAAGTCTCTTATAGGTGATGTTCCTGTTTCTGGTACTCAATCTATTAATGGTTCTTATTTTTCTGGTGCTCTCCAATCTAATTTTTATCAGATTCTCCCTTTTGCTACTAAAGTTGGTCTTAATTTATTTAACCATCGTGTTCAGGTTAAATTTAATTCTAAATATTATCGTTTGACTGCTGGTGTTATTCCTCAACTTTTAATTGGTAATTCTGGTTCTGTTGAAAATCCTTCTATATCTGATTATCGTCTTTATGATGTTAAACCTATGAAGGTTCATACCTCTGTTGTTGCTTCTGATGGCTCTATAGATTATACTCTTTATTGTGATCTTGTAAATTATTCTTCTTCTTCTTCTTCTAATTGTTTTGTTCCTGTTGCTTCTTTTACTCAGGAGCAGAATGTTGCTCCTAAAGTGTCTGATTTCGTTTTTAATATCTTCTCTTTAGGAGGTTCCGGTGATTATATTGATCAGGGTTCTCATGTCTTTTTTGGTCAGGATTCTATCTCAGCTTTACCATTTAGGGCTTATGAATCTATTTATAATTCTTTTTATCGTGATCAGCGTAATAATCCCTTTATTCCTTTTGGTAGTAGTGAAGAGTTGTATAATGAATTTCTTCCTTCTAAAAAAGGAGGTTTGGATTCTTACCCTTATCGATTGTATAAACGTAATTGGGAGCTTGACATGTTCACTTCTTGTGTACAGTCACCTCAACAAGGTACTGCCCCGCTGGTAGGTATTAGTTCCCTTGGTGAAGTTACCTTTAATGATAATGGTAAATCTTATACGTTTTCTTCTGAAATTGCCGATGATGCTGATACAATTACTAATGTAAAAGTTACTGAAAATGTCCCTAACAGTGTTGCTCGTTCTATTGTCAATCTTGTTTCTTCTGGTATTAGTATTAATGATTTTCGCAATGTTAATGCTTTTCAGAGATGGAAGGAAACAAATATCCGTCGTGGCCTTAAGTACAAAGATCAGATCAAGGCTCGTTGGAATACTGATATTGAATATAATGTCCTTGATATGCCAGAGTTTCTTGGTGGTGTATCTTGTGATATTGATGTAAATTCAGTTTCTCAGACTGCTGAAACTTCTACATCTCCTCTCGGAGCTTATGCTGGTCAAGCTACTGCTTTTGGTTCGACTAAAAATACTATAAATCATTATTGTCGGGAACATGGTTTTATTATTGGTATTCTTTCTATTGTTCCTCAGCCCGTTTATTCTCAACCTCTTCCTCGTTATTTCAGACGCTTTAGCGCTCTTGATTACTATAACCCTGAGTTTGGTCAGATCGGTATGCAACCTGTTACTCTCCGTGATTTGGCTCCTGTTAACTCAAAATTACTTGGTTCTTCTCTTGACACTGTATTCGGCTATAATAGGCCTTGGCCCGAATACCTCTCTTCTCTGGATGAGTCTCATGGCCTTTTCCGTTCGGACTTTAAAAATTTCATTCTTCAGCGACAGTTTACTACTGTTCCTCAGTTAGGCTCTGATTTTACTACTATCGATAAGGACTCTCTGAATAATGTCTGGGCGTCTGATGATGGTGATAAGTTCCTCGGTCTTCTTTATTTTGATGTTACTGTCAAGCGTCCTATACCTTCTATTAGTGTTCCATCTCTTGAATAGTTATGATTTGTAACTTTGTTCTTTCTGATCATCTCTTCATGAGCGCTGATCGCCCTCTACTTTTCTTTGTTTAACTTATAATTTTTAACTATGCGTAGATTTTATCGTATGGGTGTCTCTGACCCCTTTCCTCCTATGTGTGATTGCAGACCTATTAACAAGTCTCTTATTGTTCAACAAAATCTTGCTGTCACTCCTGCTCAGATGATGTCTTTGACTGAAAAAGGTATTGCTATTTCTACTCAGACATTGCAGTATGATGAAGGATCTTTGAATCCCTCTAATATTGTTCCTATTGATGCTCGTCGTGGAGTTGATGTCAATGATGTCTGGCAAGCTTCTGAAACTGCGCGTAAGAAGTTGGTCAATGCTCATAAGAGCGACATCGCTGCTTACGATTAATGGATTATGGTACTGCCGGAGTTATTGGCTCCGGCATTAACTTCCTTTCCTCTGCAATTACGAATGCGCAGAATCGTAAATTTCAACAACAGGAAAATGAAAAGAATCGTCAATTCAATGCTATGATGGCTGAAAGACAGAATCAGTGGAATATACAGAATTGGCAGATGAATAATGATTATAATTCTCCTGCTAATCAGAAGAGGCGTTTGCTTGAGGCTGGTTTGAATCCTGATCTTATGTATACTGGTAATGGTGTTGCTCCTTCTCCTATGCCTAATCCTTCCAGTTCTGCTTCTTCTAATGGCTCTGTTTCTCCTAATCCTGCTCCTCAGCTTGATATGAATTCTCTCCTTCTTGGAGCTCAGAAGGATCTTCTCGAAGCTCAGGCTCGTAAGGCTGAAAATGAGGCTGATTATGTTCAGACTACTTCTGAAATTCAAAATGGCTTGAAAGATGGCATTCTTGAAATGCAACATCTTGAAATTCTTACTGCCGGTAATACTCTTAAGATTTCTGAAGGTGAGGTTAAGAAAATTGAGCCTACTCTTCGTCAGTTAAATTCTTATGCTGACTTTTATCAGCAGCAAGTTGAAAATGCTCGTGCTCAGCAGCGTAATATCGATGCTGATACTGCAGTCAAGGAGCTTCAAGCTTTATTTGATTCTAAATCTTTTGTTTCTCGTCTGGATGCGTTGAATGCTTCCATTCGAGAAATCGATGCTCGTGCTACTCTTTCTTATGCAGAGGCTGCACGTATTGGTCTTCTTCAATATGCAGAACTTTATAATCTTGATGCTCAGACGCAGGAATTGTTGGCTCGTAAGCTTAATATCAAGGAGTCGACATCTAATCTGAAGAAAGAAGGTACTATTCTTGATACTAATGGTGAGCGTGCTAAGCTTGATCTTACTGTTGCTAAGAATTGGCAAGAGTTTGAGACGGAAGCTCGCGTTGAGGCTTTGCGATGGCAGTATCGTACTCAGATGAATTCTCATATTTGGAAACTTGGCCCTCTCGAGGTTGGCTATAAAGGTGCTGGTAGAGGTGATCATTGATTGTTGGGTGACCCGAGGCAGTATGTCTTCTCGGGTTTCCCCTCCTCTCGATTTTATTAAGTGAACTGACAGCAGTGTCAGCTTCACGAATGGTTTAGGTTATTAAATTATTAAATCATAGTATTATGTCTTGTTCTAATCCCCGTGTTATTATTAACCCCGCTTATGTTAATTTAACTCACAAATATACTTTTCTTAGTGGTTTTTCGTTTACCCGATATGTGAGGACTTCAAAATTTGATTATTCAAAGTTCTCTGTTAAAGCTAATCATATCGATAAAACTAATTATAAAAACTACTATGCGTTTTCTCCTGACGGTGATTCTATACCTGTTTATCTCTTGGTGCCTTGTAACCACTGCGCTTCGTGTTGCATC